TAGCGGAGCGCAATCTCCATGTAGTCGAAACATTTATTCTGCTAATACGGTAGTAGCTTGTTGTGCATCAGGCAATTCAACTTCTGGCGCAATTGGTCTTTATGGACATCAGCAAAGTAATTTAATAAATGGAAACACAATTTCTGGTTCTGTAGCTAAAGGAATTGTAGTTGATGGTTCAACTTATACTGACACAGCAAATAATGTTGTTAGCAACAATGTTGTTAACTATTCCTATTTAATTGGAATTGACTTTATTGCTTGCGTTGGCGGTGCAATTGTTGGTAACAAAGTTTTTGAATCAAGTAACACTAATGTAGGCACTTATGCAAACATTCGTCTTGCTTCTGATGGCACTACTGCAACTAGCAATATATTAGTTTCTAACAATCATTCAAGTGGCTCAACAAATACGCGAACGTCTTTTCAACTTTACGCAACTGCTCCAACCCCAAGTAATCTTACAGTTTACGCAAATAAATTTAACGTATGCCAGGGTGGAAGTAGCGTAGAGTTAAATGGTGTAGCTTGCGCTATTGATGGGCGTTTCATGTTTAGGCAAGATTCAGTAATCTACGGACCAATTACAAGTGGGTCATACGTTACCGCAAACTATACAATTACGGGCGCAAATACGGGAGATATTTGTACTGTATCGCATACAACAATACCCGCCGGTTGTGTTATGTATGCAACTTGCAATAGTGGAAATACGGTCACTGTCACTGTTACAAATGTTACGGGTTCTCCGGTTACAACTTCTTCCGGTTCACTAAGAATTGATGTGTGGCAACGCCCACCTAATTATTTGTAAAAAAATCTACTTGTGGCTAATACTAAAATTTCTGCACTAACGTCAGCGTCTACGCCACTGGCGGGGACGGAGACTTTGCCTATTGTTCAAAGTAGCACGACAAAACAAGTAACCGTAGCAAACTTGACTTCGGGCCGTGCAGTAGCGGCTAAAACAATTGCGCTTACGGGTGCTTCTGGCGATGCAACAATTGTTGATGTTAACTCTGTATCTGTTGGTGGTGATACACCAGCAATGGTTAAATTAACCAGCGGTGGTGGTGGGGGTTTAAGAATTTTACCCAATAGCGGAACTAGTAAATATAACTGGCAAATTGCTGCCCAAACAAATGTAAATAACGCACTAGAAATTACACCATCTACTGCGTCTGGTGGGTCAACTTTTAGCACGCCAGCGTATACGTTTAGTTATGATGGAACATTTACTTTTAATACGGGTAATTTAGTCCAAGGCACAGCAGCCAAAGGCATCAATTTCACCGCCAACACTCCCGCTGCGGGAATGACAAGCCAGTTGCTCAATTGGTATGAGGAAGGTACTTGGACAGTTACATGGACTTCTGTAACCGGAACTCCAAGCAATACAACTGGCTATTACACTCGAATTGGTCGAGTTGTTACATTCTCGTATGCTGCTGGTGCAAATAGCTTAACTGGTGTTGCAGGTACAACTAGATTTACTTTGCCCTTTAGCCCAGGCAAATATTCAGCAGGTTCAATAGCTTCTCAGCTTGGAACTGTCTCAGGTTCACTTGAAATAGATGCTGGCGATTTTAAAGCATATCCAACTGCATTTAGTTCTACCTATATGATATTTGCTGGTTCATACATGATTTAAGGATTTGATATGTCGTTAACAAAAGTCACTAACCCAATGATAAATTTCACCGATACAAGCGGTGATATTTCAAATACAGCGGTAGGATATAACGCTTTGTCAAAAAATGGTACAGGCCCACATAATGGGTTAAACAATACTGCTTTGGGTTATGCAGCGTTAGTAAATTTAAACGGTAGTGGTGTAAATACAAATCCTACTGGAAATACCGCTATCGGTTATTTGGCTGCTGCAAATTGTCAAGGCGCTACAAATACAGTAGTTGGAGATTTGGCCCATTTTACAGCGGTGGATGGTGATGACAACACAATTGTTGGGGCGCAAGCTAACTACAGTAATTTGTCTGGCATTGGAAACACCATTATGGGGTTTCAAGCTGGCTATAACAATTTAGCAAATTACAATGACGCTTACGGTAATTTTACGCTTTATTCAAATACCACAGGTACAAGCAATGTTGCAATTGGTGGGGGCGCTCTTTATGCAAATCAAACCGGAAGTTCAAACACAGCTTGCGGCCTTGGCGCTTTGCATTTTACAACCGGTTTTGGGAATGTAGCCCTTGGTTATTTTTCAGGGTATTATGCAACTACCTCAAATGAGTTTTATCTTAATAACAGAAATTTAACCAATAACGCAACAGAAAAAACTGATTCTCTTGTGTATGGTACGTTTAACACTACTGCAAGCAACCAATCTTTTAGAGTTAACGCACGCATAGTTAGTGGGCAAAACATTCCTTTAAACATTAAAGGATCGGCCCCCACTATTGCAAGCGCAACAACAATAGCCCCAAGCGTTGCAATTGTTTTTGTAAGCGGCACTGCGGCAATAGACACGATCACAGTTCCTTCATGGATGGAGGGCGGTGCTCAAATTACTTTAATTCCTACAGGCATTTTTACAACAACCACAAGCGGCAATATTGCGCTTGCGTCAACGGCAGTTGTATCTAAATCATTGACAATGACATACGATGCGGTCACAACTAAATGGTATCCATCTTATTAAAGGACTGATCATGTTTGAAAAGAAAACCGTTGTTGACCGCATTGAAATTATGGCTGATCACACTGTCGCTGTGCGTTATGTAGTAACCATCACTGATGATGGACTGCCATTTGCCGAACAGGTCAAGGGCAATTACTTTAAACCAGGTGATGACTACAGTGCAGAAGATGACAAGGTGCAATCTGTCTGCGCCTTAATACATACGCCAGAAGTTATTGCTGCTTACCAAGAAGCTCAACGTCTTGCTGCACAAGCAATAAACATAACACAACCTTAATCATGGAACTACAACAACTAATTGATGTCATTCTTGGCGTAGCTATGTCTGTAGTAGGTTGGTTTGCTAGAGAATTATGGGCAGCAGTTAAAGAACTAAAGTACGATCTATCTAAGATGCGTGAAGACTTGCCTAAAAACTATATAGCCCGTGATGATTACAAAGATGACATCCGGGACATTAGAGATATGTTATCTAAGATATTTGATAAGCTAGATAACAAACAAGACAAGTAAGCATACGTACATTACTTAATATGTTATTAGGAACAAACAATGGCTACTACTTACTTTATAGATAACTCTACTCCTATAGTTGCTGCATGGCTTAACGATGTAAACAATTATGTGTATCAAGGTAAACAACGTGGAACAGTTACAGCTACGTCTGGACAAACTGTATTTACAGTTCCCTTTACGTACACTGTTGGTGCTAAAACTTTAGATGTGTATATCAATGGTGTACGACAAATATTAAGCTCTAGTTATACAGAAACTACATCTACGTCTGTTACGTTTAGTGAAGCTGTTCCTGTTACTGCTGTTGTAGAGTTTGTAGGTTAACTACTATGTCTTATAAACCAAGGTTTGATTCAGGGTCTTGGCTTGTAATCTGTGATGCCTGTGGTAGACAATACAAGGCTAATGAGCTACGATTACGCTGGGACGGGTTAATGGTATGTGATGGGGACTGGGAACCTAGACAGCCTCAAGACTTTGTGCATGGTGTAGCAGATAAGATAGCACCACCTTTTACTAGGGCAGAACAAGAAGACACTTTTCTTTTTGTATGTACTCCTATTACCACACAAGGTATAGCGGACTACGGCACAGCAGATTGTGCTAGAGCAGACATAAATAACATAGGTATTCCTGTATGTACCCTAGAAGGGTCTGAGGCTATATCTTTTCAAGCTATTGCTGGATGTGCTATATCAGGTAAGACAGCTCCTAGTTTAAATAGTTTTTTAATAGGATAAAACAATGAGTTCTACTTACACTGTTTCTCGTGATCAGATTATTACTTTAGCACTTCGTAAGTTAGGTGTGCTTGAGATAGGTGATGTGCCTGATGTTGAGACTATCAACAATGCTGCTATGTCTTTAAATCTTTTGATCAAGCAATTGAGTACAGAAGGTTTAAAGCTGTGGAAGAACTCAGAGCTTATTATTCCTCTGATTACTAACCAGACTACCTACATCTTAGGTGGGTCTACATCTGCATTGATGTACGACTCTCTTAACCCTACTGTAGCTATTACTGATAGACCTCTAAAAGTTATCCAAGGGTTCTATCGCAACATTACTGTTACTCCTTACATTGATATACCTGTGATGGTTGTATCTAAACAAGAGTACAACGTTTTAGGTTCTAAGTTTTCTACTGGTACAGCTAATACTATCTTCTATGACACTAAGAAACTTAATGGTGTGTTGTATGTGTATTTAACACCTGATGTTAACGCTAGTACCAATATGGAACTTCATATTGTTGCTCAGCTTCCTTTAAATGATTTGTCTAGTGCTTTAGACATACCAGACTTTCCTAATGAATGGATGAACTGTTTGGTGTGGAACCTTGCTGATCAACTAGCTCTTGAATATGGAGTTCCTATGAACTCTAGACAAGAGATTGGTATGCGTGCAGGTACTTATAAAACATTGTTAACTGATTGGGATGTAGAAGCCTCTAGTACGTTCTTTGCTCCAGACTTTAGGTCTACTGGTAACAGTGCTTACAGGGGTTAAGTATGGCTACAGAACGCATTCCTCTTACCCAACCTATTGAAAGTCGAGATGGTACTTTTAGTAAGGATTCCTATTCTTCTAACTGTGTGTTTGAGTCTAGGGATCAAAAGAGAGAGTTTGTTAAAAGACCTGGACTTGTTTTTGTAAAGCAAGTAACACCTGTTACTCCTCCTGCTAGTACACCTAGTCAAGGACTAGCTAGTTTTAACAACAAGATTATTTCTGTTATTAATAACACGGTGTACCAAATTAATCCAACTGGATATGCAGTTACTACTGTAGGTACAACGTCTGCTTCAACTAGTCAAAGTTATTTTGTTAGAACCTTTTTAGATGCGTATTTGTTTATGCATAATAAGGTTAACGGATACTTGTACAAGAAGTCTGACTCTTCTTTTAGTGCTATCACTAATGACAAGGTTGTAAGCATTAGCATTGACAATGAAGGTCTTAACTACAGTTCAGGGATTACCCTAAGTTTTTCTGGTGGTGGTGTTACTGCAACTGCTACTGTTGCTAATGGAAGTATTTCTACTGTAACCATAACTAACAATGGTAGTGGCTTATCTTCTGCACCTACTTGTACTGTTAATAAACCCAGTACTGTAACTCCTACTGCTACAGGTACTATAGCTTTGTTTACTATTGTTGTATCAAGTGCTACAGGTATTTATACGGGTATGTACGCCTCTGGTACAGGCATAGCTCCTAATGCTACAGTTACTAACATCAATGGAACTACTATTAGTTTAAGCATTGCAAACACTGCTGCTGTATCTGGGACTATTACCTTTGTTGACAATGGTTCTAGTGCTGTACTGACTCCTGTTCTTTGTGCATTTCCTGACGGGCCTTATGTATCTGGAGCAGTGTTTTTAGATAACTATGTGTTTATTGGTACAGCTAGTAATCGTATATACAACTCTAATGTCGGTGATCCAACATCTTGGAACCCTTTAAATTACCTTACCTTTGAACAGACTACAGATACCCTAGTAGGCATAGTTAAACACCTTAACTACTTAGTAGCTTTTGGTAAGACTAGTATGCAGCTTTACTATGACACTGGTACTGCTGTAGGTTCTCCTTTGACTGTAGCTCAAAGCTATACATCTGAAGTAGGCTGTGCCAACGGAGATAGCATAGTAGCTACTGATGGTACTGTCCTTTGGATAGGTACTAGTAAGACTCATGGTCGTTGTGTATACCTTATGGATGGTGTTGCTGCTGTTAAGATTTCTACAGACAACATAGACAAACATTTAGAAGCAGATGACATGAGTAAAGTATCTGCTTACTGCTATAAGTTTGGTGGGCATACTCTTTACATACTAACTCTTCACAACACTAATCAAACCCTAGTGTTTGATATAAACGAAAAGATGTGGTATCGCTGGACACAGTACGCAATAGCTTCTAGTGACCAACCTAACCCCGGTACTTATGTAGAGTCTTATTTCCGTCCTAGCTTTTATGCTGAAGTAAATACTGTTCCTTATGTGTTGGATGATGACACAGCAAACATATATTATTTTGATGTAAACACTTACCAAGATAATGGACAAGCTATATACTGTAGGACAGTCACAGACCTCTATGACAACGGGGTCACTAAACGTAAATTCTACGGTAGGCTAGAGATTATTGGTGATAAGGTGGCAGGTACTATGCAAGTACGCCACACAGGAAACGACTATAACTCTTGGTCTAACTACAGGTCTGTTGACCTCAATGCTTCTAGGTCACAAATATATCTAGGTGGTGCTGATCGCCGTAGAGCTTGGGAGTTTCTATGTACTAGTAACGTACCCCTTCGTCTTGATGGTGCTGAAATAGACTACAGGATAGGCGAGATGGATCAAGAACAAAGTGTTGGTGGTGGACGCTATAGGAGATAACTGTG